AATTTTCAACGCAAGCACCCCCGACTTCTGAACATGCAATGTCCCAACTGCAGCGCACAGCTCACCAGAGGCATGGGCCGTGTGACGCAAGTACGCCATTCAGGCGAAAACGCCATCAGCAGACAGCGCAGATGCGACAACTGCGGGCATGTATGGGCCACAGCAGAGGTGATCGTTCCTGATTCGACTGTGCATCGAGGCAACCGCTTTGGTGACTACACCATCAAGAAAGAGGTCTTGGACGAGCTTGTGGTCACTGGCAGCTGGTTCAAGCAGATGGCATGAACTGGTCTGAGATTTTGCGTAGAGGGGGCGTGCCTGAGCCCCCTGGCTACGTCGAAACCGTCAGTAAAGTCACGAGTAAACCCAAAAGAAAGAAGAAGAGTAAAAAGAAGCGTTGACACGGTATGCCACCCACGGCATAGTGCTGCACATGAGCCCTTCCTCTCGTTCGCTCATGACTTCCAAAGACATCAACTATCGCAGCCCAGGGTTTTACGACCCTGAGTACAAAAGCCCCAAAACCAACGGCATCGTCATCGCAATCTTTTGCGTGCTCCTCGGCGGTGCATTTTGGTATTCACTCAACTCCACCCTCACGGACATGACCCAGCGTGATTGCAACGCTGGTGTTCAAAAAGCCTGCGATTCCCTCAAATGAAAAACGTTCAAATCGTCCTTGATCAAAGCCGGGCTGACAAGCTCACCAAGATCTCAGAAGCCACCAAAGGCAACATGACCAACGTGTCAATCGCAGGTGAATTTATTGAGTTTGAGCAGCCTAAGCTCAGTGCATCGAAACTTGCTCAGGCTCTCCTGAACAGCGCCATTGACCGAGCCTTCAGTCAACTGCAGTAACTCATTCACTTTCACGGTTCTTGGGAAACCTGCGCCGCAAGGCAGCAAGACGTACAAAGGCAGGGGCGTCATGGTTGAATCCTCTAAGAGGTGCAAGCCATGGCGTCAGCTTGTCCGCAAGACGGCTAAGGACTTGCGCCCTCAAGGCTGGTATGCCAGGCTTGATGCGCCCATCTGCATTTCAGTCGTTTTTGTTTTTGCCAGGCCTAACGATCAATACATCAACAACAAGCCTGGCCCTGACCGACTGAAGCCTGATGCGCCTCAGCACTGCACAAAGCGCATTGGGGATGTAGATAAACTTTGCCGCGCCATTTTAGACAGCCTTTCTGAAGGCACTGTCTACAACGACGACGCGCAAGTGATCGACCTAATTGCACACAAACGCTATGCCAATGACAGAGAACAACCCTGCGCCATCATCACCGTCACAGCCCTTTCCTAACCTTGGCGATGTCATCACCACCGATGACGTAAGCCAAAAAGGATCCGGCAGCTACAAAGCTGATTATGTGAACTGGTGCCGCACCATGCACCTGCTTCACGAACATGCCCCTGGCTGGCAGTTTGCTTTAGCTGCTGCGCCTGGCGGCGGCCATGTTTGGAAAGCACCGAATGAAACCGGCTATGTCGTTGGATATTTCATCGGCCCTGATCGTCAAACGTCGCCGCACTTTCCGCAGGCGATCATGGACAACCGCAACAACGCCATCGCATTTAGCAAGGTCAGCGCACGCGATCTGACTGATAGCCATCGCCGCTGTCTTTGCACAGCGGCTGCTGCACAGTTCGGGCTTGCTTGGCAGCTTTGGGCACGCGAAGAGGTTGAAAATCCTCACCGCGAAGAGAAGAAGGCAAAGCCTGCAGCTGGGGCATCTGTTGCCGGTTTATCTCAAGAGGAACAGCCCCTGTCAGACGACGAGCGCAATTTCTTGCTCAAGTGGATTACTGACATGCCAGCGCCAAACCGTGAGGCATTCTGCGAAGCATTCCGCTCGCAGTTTGGCCTGAAATCCAACGCTAAAGTTGCACCAGCAATCACCAGCAAAAAGCACGAGGCTTGGATTCAAGCCGTAATGAATGAGTATGCCTGATGAAAAAGCTTCAATTCAAAGACGGATGCACGAAGGCTATGCCGCAAATCTTCAAAGGCCAGAAACTGCCCAGAAGACAGAGCAAGCCAAGCAAGACGACAAGCGTCGTGCTCAACACTTTCAGGTACGGCTTGGCAAAGAGCTAGCCGACCATTTGCAGCATTATGCAGACGCACATCACGATGGCGTCAAAAACGCTGCTCTCAAAATGATTCTCTCCAAATTCTTTCACGGAAAGTAATGCTCAACATGACTGCACACGGCAACCTTGGCCGTGACCCTGAACTCAAAGAAGTCGGCAGCTCACAGGTTGCAAGCTTCAGCATCGCTGCACGCACTGGCAAGGATCAAACCACTTGGATTGATTGCTCTGTATGGGGCAAGCGAGCTGAAACCGTGATGAGCTACCTGCACAAGGGTGATCGCGTGACCGTTGTTGGTTCAGGCAGGATTCGCACCTTTGACAAGAAAGACGGCTCTGAAGGCAAGAGCCTGGAACTCAACGTTTCGGACTTCACGCTGCCTGCCAAATCCACCGCTGACTTTTAAGCTAAATGCTGAACGAGGAACGAGGAGCGCCCCGCGCTCCTTTTTTTATGTCAAAGCCAACCATCAAGCAGGTTGAGAAAGACGGCATGACACTCTGGGAGGTCTGCCAAGGGGGAACAGTTCGCTACTTTGCGCATGACTGGAAAGCCCGTTGGTACTACGAGTCATGCGTGCGGTACTACCGCACCAAGGTCCTTGGCAAAGGCTCTTAGTCCCAGCAAGCAATCTTGGCGTCAAGCTCTCCGATTCTGCCTACCGCTTGGCTCAAAAGGCGTGATTGGTGCCAAGACTGCCGCACCAAGGAAACACAAAGGGTCTTCAATACTTCTTCGTCGTCGCAGTTGGTGACTTCTCTGACGCTGCGTTCAAGCTCAAAAGCTTCTTCCGTTGTCGGGACTACCTGCATCCAGTCTGCCCAGCCCATCGGATTGTTGCAGAATCTTTCTTTCCGAATGGTAAGCACCGTTTTTGTGCATGTCCATGGTGTCTCTGACCCATGGAACGAGCCAGTCATTGACCTTTGAGCACTGATCCCAGTTCACAGGCTTGGCGCATTGAACGACGACAGTCGTCCAAAACGCGCTGATAAATGCCCAGATCCAATAGAACTCACTCACTGACGAGAATCACCCAGCCTGTTGAATCGCCTTCCGCTTCCCAACGTGGCTTGAATGCAGCCTGCCTGACCTTGACGTTGCGGCCTAGGTGCGGATTAGACCAGCCGCCCTTTTCCATTTCGGGATAGCCACGAGGGTCCTGAAGTACCCAAAGAGGATCATCAGAGTTCTTTTGTGAGTAGCCAGAAATGACCGCCCAATGGCCGCACCCCAGGCCATTGCACATTGGTGGCTCACCTAAAAGCATGTTGCCTGCTGACAGATAACCCACAAGGACTGGCCTGCCGTTTTCAATCTCCAGCTCAACCATCTCAGCGTTGCCGTCTTTGCGAAACTCAGCCTGCAAGCCAAGGCTGCGCAGGGCTGCCAGCTGCGCTTCTACTGATGTGGTGTCCCCAAACTTGGCCCTGATCTCGTTGTACTCGTCATCCGTCTCAACCTTGGAATAAAACGCCGCCACCATTCCAGCGGCTGAGGAAAAGCACTCCCTGTAACCAGTGCCTGTCTTGTTGTCGAGCTGCTTGAAGTAGGGCATGTAGACCTCAAGGTCATACCCGCTTGCCTTCCACATCTCATACCAAGCCGCTGACTCATCCAGTAGTTCCGGCGGCATGGACTCCTCAAGCTGTTTAACAGCAGCCATGCGGTGGGGCGCATCTTTGGAAAAGCGTTCAAAAAACGGCAGGAGTGACAGCACGCCCAGCACCAGCAGCAAGATTATTTGGATGATGCCGGACGCCACCTACTTTTCAACTCTGGTATCAGGCAGCAGCAAATCCTTGAGATGCTTCACGGCAAGGTCATCCAAATCGTTATCGGTGCGAGTCACGATTTTTTCCAGCATTGCCACAATCAGCTCTTTAAACGCCCGTGATTTCCAAGCGGTCATGAGAATGGGCTTGAGAACTAGAAGCATTGGATTGACCTAGTTACGCTTAAAGCGTAGCTCTGTTGCGCAATGGCAGAAACTCCAAAGGCCAAAACAGAAGAACAGGAGGACCAAGGCCATGGATGGCTCGGCGACTTTGTTCGCATCACCATCATGTTTTGGGCTATGGCAATTATCACGGCCAACTACATCGGCTACTTCAAAGGCCAAATCGACGTGACGTTCAGTGCGTCACTGCTCAGTTCAACTGCCGCTAGCTACGGTTTGACCATGAATCGGTCTGCCAAGAAAAAGAAAGATGAAAGCGTTATCGTGGACAACAAAGACACCAAAGCTGGCATCAAATGATCCGCACACTTTTGGTATTGGGCATCACACTTGCTGCTGCTTCGCCAGCTCGTGCTGATCTGACCCACAAAATCATGTCATCAATCTCTCTCCAGGTTGGTGGCGCGGTGACAAGCGCAACACGCCAGGGTTCCTCGTTCAGTATCAGCGGGACAAACATTGACACGACGGATGGGACTACTGCCAACACTGTTTCCGCTGGAACAATCACCAGCGGTGTTTACTCCCCAGGCACGATTGCAGCCACTCAAGACACTCCTGGCGAGGCATTCTCCTTCAGCCAAAGCTACACGCAAGCTGATGCCGTTCCCACGTCAGCAGTGACCACTGGAGAAACTCCAAATTTCGGCAGCATTGTTTCAACTGCCGCTGGCACCGCGGGCAATCTAGCCGGCGTCATAAATGCTGATCACACTATGACGATTACAGCGGGCGGGGCTAATACGCTGGCCATAGGACAGCTGACCAGCGAATTGGTTATCAAATAGATGTGGACAGGACTTTGGGTTGCTTGGGGCGCACTTTGCATTGTTGCGCTTATTGCTCCAGAGGCTAAATCTCTGCCCGTGGTGCCAAATTTTCAGCAGGGAACTTTACGGTCAACAACAACTACGAAGACAAAAGTAAACGAAGTTATTAACTCCTACCGGTATAGGACGGGATATGAATACACTGCAACAGGCACAAATGTAGCTCCAAATGGTCCTATTGCTCCAATGAGTTTGACCACAACAACAAACACTTTGAATGGCGTTTCTAGCGTTTGGCGAGGACTCGACCCTGCGTCCAAGCCGTCTTGGAGCATCGTCAATGAAGCAGCTTCTTTCAGCTTTTCGGAAACCTTGCAAGGGCCTGGATTGACGGAACATACAATCGTGAATCGCGAGACTGACGTTGAATCAATCACGGAGACGCTAAGCACCTTCACCCAATGAAGCGAGTTATTGCAGCACTTCTGCTAATTTCTGCCCCAGCGCAAGCGCAGACAAGCAGTACGGCAGCACCAGTCGCAAACAGTTCAGGAAGTGTCACAAACCAAGCCGTACAGGTAGTTCCAAGCCGAACCACTACTTTTCAATATGCCAACTTCAGTTGCCCAGGAACGACACTGCATATCAATCCGTTTTTGAGTCATACAACCAGCTGGGCTGATCCGTATGAATCGCACTACAACGAACCTGTTTATGACACTTTGGATCTAGAAGGCGCTTTCGATCCAGAAGGGAATCCAATACCCGATGGTCGCCCAGACCGCCCTGGGGAGATTCTCTTCATGAAGCCGATTCGCACGGGCCAAAAGACGAATTTTTCAATCAATGGCGGTATCACTGCGCAAATAACAATTCCGCTTGACCGCAGACACGTTCGAGCCTGTCAAAAAGCAGCTGAAAAACAGGTTGCACTGCTGGACGCCAAGCTCGCTAACGAGCGTATGGTTTACGAGATTAAACGCCTCAAAAATTGTGCGGATTTAATTAGAGACAACGTCCGCTTTCATCCTGACAGTCCTTTTTCGGCCATTTGTGCAGACGTGGTTGTTGGCAACGTACCAGGAGAAATCCCACCCCACACCCATAAAATCATTTACGCAAAGCCCTCTGAAACTTCCGGCGCTCAGAAACAGACTCAACAACAACCTTCTTCCCCAGCTTCGCCTTGATCTTTTTAATCGTCTTTTTGACGATGGGTTTGACCGCTTTGAGCAACAAATCGCCTAACGGCTTGACGAAGATGGCAACCGTCGTCGCAATCGCAACTGTCGTCGCAGTCGTCGCCACAGCAGGCGCACCAGGAAGATAATTGCTGATGATCGTTGGTACGTCCAGCTGTTCATAAACTGCTTCGCACTTACCGTCGATTCGCTTGTAACCAATGATGACGGCAGTTTGCGATTTGTTCTTCGCACCTAAAGGAATTGCGTCAGGTGGAGGACATGGCAATTCTTTGGCTACGTTTGAAATGTCGGGATCGGCACTCGGCGGAAGAGAGGCATCATCCGGCTGACCTGATTTGCCAGCCGGTTTTTTTGTGTCTAGATCAATCGATGGTGGTTTTGCTGATCCATACGTCAGAG